AACCCTGATTGCGGCGGGCTTATGAAAAACTTTGACAAAGCCTCGATTGTGCCGCGCGGCGAGTGGCGCGCCACGGTAGAAAAACCGATTTCGCCCGATACAAAGTCATATCACATAACGCCGCTTTACAACCCGCCCGGTATGTTTTCATGGGAGGACATGGTCAAGCAGTTTGCGGAGTGTTGGGATATTGAGCGCAACCGCGTCCGCGATAGGGAAAAATATAGAGTCTTTCGCAATACAAAACAGGGTTTAACTTTTGAAGAGGGCGGCAAACAGATTGATTATGAACGCGCAATCCTTTTCAGGCGGTCGGGTTTTATGCGAGGTCATGTACCTAATAAAATGGCTATTGCCGATTGCGGCACGCCGATTTTATTTGTCGTAGCCTCGGTTGACGTGCAGAAAAAAAACCTTTTTGTAGATATAAAAGGATATTGCGAGGGCGGCGTTACTTGGACTCTGGATTTCTTTTCAATCGACGGCGATGTAGAACAGTTTAACGGCTGTTGGGACGAGCTTGACAATTATTTAAGCGAAACAAAATTTTTAGGAGACGACGGCAAGGTTTACCGCGTGCAGATAACGCTCGTTGACTCAGGGCGCTATACAAATTATGTTTATGAATTTGTTAAGCGTCACTCTTTCGGCGTTTATGCTTGCAAGGGCAAAGATTGGATGAACACGGGCGAAACCTACTCGCTGTTTTCGGACGCGGCGCTTAAAAAAATCGGCATGGCTCAGGCTTTCCACGTTAATACTGGAAAATTAAAAGATAAAATTTCCGCGGCGCTTACAAGCTCCTTTTGGGAAACGGACAAATTTCAACCGTTATGGTACCCGAACTTCCCGGAGGACTTTCGCGACGATTATTTCAAAATGTTTGAAGCGGAAAAAAAAGTATTTACAAAATTAAAAGGCGCGGAAAATATAACACGGGTTTCATGGGTGCAGGAGTTTGGAAAAGACAATCACGCTTTCGATACTTATGTTTACAACCTCGCCGCGCTTGAAATCGCCGCGGAGTATTTTTGCAAATATGAGTTACAACTGGAAGCGTTAAACTGGCGGGCTTTTTGGGACGCGGCAAAAACAGGCGCTTTCTACGAGGAGCCCGCAAGCAATGATCAAAAATGAAATTAAGCATTGCGCTATTTATAATTGCGATTGTATGAACTTAATCAAACAATATGCAGATAATTTTTTTGACCTCGCGATTGTAGACCCGCCCTATGGGGGGGGCACGAGTGTCATAATTTCAAGTCAAGAATTATTAAAGAAGAGTCCAACGCATACAGGAGGTCGCTTTGACGAGTGTAAGATTGAGCGCACTGGCGGCACATGGTCAAGTAAATACGGAAACAAAATAAAGGCTTGGGATATAGCGCCCGACGAAAATTATTTTAAGGAGCTTTTCCGTGTTTCAAAATATCAAATAATATGGGGCGGCAATTACTTTGTTTTACCGCCGAGCCGTAACTTTATTATCTGGGAAAAAATAAGTTTAGGCGAGGACTTTTCTATGGCAATGTGTGAATATGCGTGGACTAACTTAAAAGGCAATGCAAAAATATTTAAGCACCCGCCGCAAGACCCCGACCGATTTCACCCAACGCAAAAACCCGTCAAGTTATATAAATGGTTATTAACAAGATATGCACAACAGGGCGATAAAATACTCGACACGCACCTCGGCTCAGGCTCAATCGCGGTCGCTTGTAATGAGTTAGGTTTTAACCTCACGGCTTGCGAAATTGATCAGGAATATTTTAACGCCGCTTGCAATCGCATAACGCAAGCCGCCGCGCAAAAACTTTTTGATTTTTAGAAAATTTTTTATAACTGCATAGCTTTACACTTTGCGCGTTTATATATTGTTTTTTATGGCTTTGATTAACGAGAGCAGTCCCCACGCTACAGGCGATGAGTTAAGTTACTGGAATGATCAACTCATTAACACGCGCGATTTAATTTTTGAATTACAGAAAAAAATATTGCGCTTGCAAAAAGAGGACAAACAAAATTACTCGATTGATACAGGGCAAACGTCGCAAAGCGTAAAGCGCGCCGAAACATCGGCGCTTGAAAGGGAGCTTGCGGGCTATCGAAAACAGGAGCTTGAAATTTTGGATATTATAAACCGCTTACAAGACCCCGGCGGCTCTTTTGTGCAGGTGATACCAGTATGAAAACAACGCCTGATAGTAAATACGGAATTGAAGACGTACTCGCTTACTATGTGCGCGACGCAGTCGAAAGCGTTTTTGACGGCGACCCGTTTCCGGGCGGCTTTGGCACAACCCGTAATTATTTATGGGAATATGGCGTCGATTATTACACGTTACGTCAACGCTCCCTGCAATTATTTATAGAGAACGCCTATGTGCGCGGCATTTTAAAAAGAATGTTGCGTAACGAAATATTTACAGGTATCACGCCGGAGTCCACGCCTATTGCGTCGGTTATATGGCCGGAAATGGACGTTAATGAGCGCGACCGCCTTGCCGCCGAATACGGCGAAAAAATAACAGAGGCTTTTAATCTTTACGCGGCGGACTACAGGGTCTTTGATTATAAACAAGAGCTTACTTTCGGCGAGTTTCAAAACCAATGCCGCCTTGAGGCTATGCTTTGCGGCGACGGTATTATCGTCTCACGCATTAACCCTCAAACGGGCTTGCCCTGTTGGGACTGGATTAACGGAAACTATATCAAAACAAACCCTAACTACACGCCGCGCGGAAAAAATCGCGTTATTCACGGTGTAGAAATTGACAGCGCGGGGCGGCATATCGCGTACCATGTCGAAACATGGGACGGCGAAAAATTAGAATTTACAAGAATTCCAACCGAGGGCGAAAAATCAGGGCGGCAAATTTCGTGGATGATTTACGGCTCAGAAAAAATGTTAAACGACGTGCGCGGTATACCGTTACTCGCAAGCGTTCTTTTTATGTTAAAAGACCTTGACAGATACAAAAACGCCGAAATCCGCGCCGCGGTTATCAATTCACTCTTACCACTGTTTATAAAAAAGACCGCCGCAAGCGGTACAGGCACAAACCCTGTTTATAACATGGGAAAGGGTGAACCCTTCAAAGGCAAAGGCACGCCCGCCGAAATGGAAACAATCAANGCACCGGGCGGCTCGGTCGGCAAAGTTGCGTCGACGCAAGTAGAACCGATAACACAACGCACCGCGCAAATTATGCCGGGGAGCGTTCTTGACCGCCTTGCCGCGGGTGAGGAGCCTGTTTCATTTAACACCCAACGCCCTAACGTTAATTTTGGAAAGTTTGAAGAGATTATCGTTTCCGCTATCTGTTGGTCAAACGAAATACCGCCTGAAATTGTATTTTTGAAATTTGGCAATAGTTACACCGCCGCCCGTCAAGCCGCCAACGAATACGGCATAACACTTAAATATCGCACTTTCAAAAATGCTAAAGATTTCGGGCAAATACCTTTTCAAGAATTTATTATTCAATCCGTTTTAAGGCGCGAGCTTGACTTGCCGCGTTTCCGTTCCTGCATATTTGACCCGACGCAATGGAAGTTACGCGGCGCATGGTTAAAAGCGGAGTGGTCGGGTGTCAATCGCCCGTCCGTGGATATACACCGCGAAACAAAAGCATTAAAAGACGCTGTTGGTATGGGGTGGGTGCCAAACGAACAGCCCGCGCGCGAATTAAGCGGACTCGATTTTAGAGCAGTACAAAACAAATTGAAACGCGAAAAAGCGTTAATGGAGCGCTATGAATTTACACAAAATACAGGCGGCAATAATGAAACAGTAGAACTCGCCGAGGGCGAGGCAACGGACGAAGACGAAAAAAAATCAAACAGCGGCGATAAAAGCGACGCGGAGAAATAAAACTTGCGGCGACGCAAGTTAGGAGGGTTTATGGACTTAATACTACCATTTTTAGAACGCAATTTTATAAATATTATTGTTTTAATATGCCTTGTTATTTTAATGCTTAGGGGAGCCGACAAAGTTTTTCCAAAATTAAAAAAAGCCAAAATTAGTCCTGTAGGCGGAATTGAGGTTGAGCGTGATTGCGGCGAAATTGAAGAAAGAAGGGATTGCTCAGAAAAAAGAGGACGCAGGTCGACCGATGTTTGTAGCGCACATTGTAGTATTGCCGAGGTTATTGCGTCTAACACAAAAGCGCTTGAAGAATTAAAAAATACTGATAATAAACTCGTAGAACACGAGGAGGAGTTGTGGGTTGATATTTTACAACTTCAATTTTATTCAACATACCTTCCAAAACAAACACGAATGATTGCAGGGCTCCGCTATTTATGGTGGGGCTTAAATAGTGATGTAAGTATAGATATGAAAAAATTTATTGACGAAAATCTTGAAATATATAAGTCAATTATTGTAGGCAGACCCGAATTAAAATTAGGCAATTATGCAAAAGGACACAACCCGGAGGAAATATGAAATTAAGCAAGGGCGCGGCATTTTTATTTTGTTTTTTCGGTATCATTTTTATTTTTGTTTGTATGTTTGTTATCTGCATTATTAAAAACGACCTTGAAAAAATACCAGTTGCGGCTTGTCTTACAGGTGTTGGCGCGCTCGCAACTGTTTTTATAGGCGGCTCTGTTGCGAATAACGGCGTTAAGGGCAAAAACTGGAGTCAAGAAATGTATGACAGC